GGCGAGACGGCGTGCCTCGGCGTTGGGCTTGAGCATGAAGCCTTCCGACTTCTCCTCAACCTCTTCCTCGTCGGCGGGAGTGTCCTCAGCGGGAGCGTCCTCAGCGGTAGCGTCCTCAGCAGGAGCCTCTTCGGCGGGAGCCTCTTCGTCCCCGTCCTCAGCCTTGACCTCAACCTCGGCGTCATCGGACTTGGCGCCAATGAACTCACGGCGCTTCTCTTCGTCCTCTTCCATACGCTCTTCAAGAACGTCGTTCATCTCTTCGGAGTACGCCTCGTTCGGCTTCTCCAATGGCTCGCCGGAAGCCTTCGCCTCAACAGCCATCGCGCCGCAAGCGCCGCAAACCTTGCCGCCCTTGTAACCGCACTCCTTGGCCTCAAGACCCTTGGCGCAAGTGACGACATCGCCATCAGCGCTCACCTTGACGATGGCCTTCTCTTCCTGCTGATCCATTTCTTCGTTCTCCTTGTACTGCATGGCTCGTGACAAGCAGCCCTTTGGATTGGAGCACCCTTCACATGGAGTCATGAGTTTCTGCCCAGAAACCATGCACAGGTACTTATTTGTGATTTTCACTAAAGACTTTTCGTCGTTCATGAACTCAAACCAGTTTATCTAAGATGTAGACATCGTGGGGTAAGCATTTACCTGCCCTTACTTTGTCTGCAACGTCGACTTGTACGACACTAGTGCGTTACCTAGCGCCTCGTTGAACATGGAGAAATCACCGTCAATTGACTTGATGATGATTCCGTCCTCAACCACTTCGGTATCAGCACCGTAGTAGTCAAGAACTGGGTCAATAAACGACTTCAGTCCGAAAAGTTCTTCGGTTTCTGCCGGAATTCCGACAGGACCATCCTTGAGTTCAATCTCGGTGCGACCGCCAGCAGCGATCACATCCTGAAGAAGATCCATCGCCTGCTGCAACTTCTCTAGATTGCTCGCACTGATCACACGGCCAGCCTTGACCTCAGTGCCAAAAGCATCGCTCTTCATCATCTCGCGGAGACGAGACAAAACGTCGAAGCGCCTACCGGAACCGCAACCACCCTTGCCGCCACATCCGCAGCCGCAATCCTTCTCCTCCTCAGGCTTGGCGTAATCCTCGCCACCCTCGGGCCCTTCTTCGCCATACTCGCCCTCTTCATCACCATCTTCAATCACGGTGTAGAAGGTGCGAACGCGAACCTCTTCTGGCTCACCGAACATGAACTCGCCGTCAACGTAACGGAACATGACACGCATTGTCATGGGCTTGCCGTCGTGCATGTGATCGAACACGACTCGTCCGCCACGAATTTCGCGAACCTTGGCTGGCCCCCCGAAGCGACGGGCAAGTTCTTGGGTCAGGCTTTGAACCATCCCGCCATACTGCTTCTCATCAATTTCGGCGAGATCGTCGTCTAGATCGAAATCGGCTGACTTCTTGCGACGCTCATCAACCTTTGCCATCGCTTCGCGAACCACGTTCTTCATGTGGTCCTCGCCCCGGCTCCCAACCGCTAGCCATTTGATCTGTGCGATTACGCCGGGGAGGCGAAAGTCGTCCGCGTGCCGGGCCACCCACGCCTCGCGCAATTCTAAGGCGTTGATCTGATCCGGGGTTGTCGCCTTGCCACCCGCGTCGGCGATTTTGGTGAGGATGCTGTACTGGGCGTTGCCCTTGATGTTCCCGCCTTTTGCCCAAATCTCTGGATAATCCTCTTTGATCCGTGCGGCAAATTCCCTGTCAAACATCTTCCACTGGCTTTTGCCGAAAGATGTTACTTCGTCGTCCTGTTTATCAGCCTTGATTGAAATGGTACCAGTTAGTTGGTTAGCCCCATGCAAAACAGGCGAAACTTCATAAAGTTCAACTTCTCGTAACAGATTTGCTTGACGCTGATTATCATAAATGGCGTCAAGAGTTTTGTAGCCGATCGACCACTCCTGCTCTTCACCATAGAAAGAGACGTTGGTGAACGCTTCACGGCCCTTCTCGGACTTCAGGTTGAACTGAACACGGGCGTACAGACCGCCAATCCCAGCAGACTTCATCTTGGCAGGAAGGCGAGGGTCGCTTGCGGGAACCTCGTAGATGTCCAGAACCTTGCCGATTGGATGGTTCCAGTCGTGACCCCAAACCACGCGAGGCTTGCGACGCTTCAAACTTTCAGTAAAAGCACCGGGGAGAACGATGTCACCAACACTGTCCTTGTTCCCAACACCAGAAACGAAGCATTCAACAATGCCTTGCGCCTCATCAACGTTGATCTGGCCGGTGATGGCCTTGAACTCCGTCGCGTGGTCAATCGTGTTCGCCGAATGAATGGCGTAATCAACAGGCATTGTTCACCTCTCTGAAAGACGTGAACTAGATAATAGCCTTGAAGCAGTATCGGCCAGTGGAACAGTAAATTTCAGTAAATTGCGTTTTACAGAAATTACCTTCTGAAGGAAAGACGACAACGACAGTTAATCGTCAAATGCGGAGGAGCCAAAGGATCACCCGGGAACCTCAACATCGAATCACCTGCCACGAAACCATCGTCAATAGCCACACTCTTGCCATCAAGAACACGGTGGGCGTCACGAACACTGGAATCCTTACGAGTCCGCCAAATCTTCCTCGGAGATCCAACCTGACGAGAACCCAAGTAAATACCTGCGTTCATCGCAGTCTGAGACTCATGCTCAGCAATCACCCGGCGCCTCTTGCCAATCAGATTCGCAAAAATGGCGGCTAGAGCAGCCCGCAACAAACTGTTACGAGACTCATCGTCCTCGTCGCCCAACGCCATCGCCACAAGAAGCGCCGCAGCAACCTCATCCTTCGTGGTCTGGTTCACCTTCTGCGTGCGAGCAACCTGAGCATCAAGATATTCCCTCAACTCGTCGGCATCAGGCTCAGAATCCATCTTGGCTTCAAGGCCGACCGACTCGGCAGCCTCCAAAACAATCGCAGAAAACACAGGACGGAAATCCTCTTCAATCTGACGATCCCAAGCATCAGAATCGAAAATAGCCTCAACCTCAAGAGTGCCCTCACGGATCGCCTTGCGAGACTTCGCCCCCAAAGCCTTCTCAATAATCACCCGCTGCTGACGCTCAAAAAACCGTTCCAAGGTTCGGTCAAGAATATCCGCCCAACGATCAGATGTCTTTTCGGCTTTTAAATCCCACTCCGTAATAGCCTGATTCTCAGACTTGGTTTCAATCCCATCAGCGGAGTAAGACAACTGCCCCTCGGGCACAGGCTCAACCATCGACTCAGGCGCACCAGCATCAGGGGCAACCCCATCTGCCGCAGGAGCCTGCTCGCCAGCAGGTGGAACCGCACCCTCCATCCCCGGAGCAGGAAGTTCACCGGCAGCACCACCCGGAGCAGGAACGGCACCAGCCTCAGCAATCGGAGTCTGCTCCTCCACACTGAACGGCTTTTCCGTGTTCGCAATCGGAACAAGGTTCGGGTTCCAAAGCAACTGGTCGGCAATCTCCGACTCAACCTTTTCACGGCCCGTCTTGTCACGATACTCGTTGACGCTGATCAAACCCTGCTGCAACTCGTCCATCAGATAACGCTGACGTTCCTGCTTGGAAATAATCAGGATCGGCACCGACGTGGTATCAAAGTCGATGTAGAACTTGGGATCCAGATCGTCCAAGGCCCGAGCGATCGGCTCCAAGTGAGGAAGCATCGTCTCCATCCAGAAGACACGCAGTTCCTCGGCAGCGTTAGAGAACGTACGACCCGAAGCATTGCCAATAACCGACTCTGGGACACCGAACGCAGCAAGGATCTCTTCCTTCGTCAACTGCCTCATCTGAACGTAAGCAGCATCACGAGGGTTCGATGCGGTATCCACAAAGTCGGCACCATCATCCGAAGAAATAACTCCGACAGAACCCGCCCTGTTCAGGTTCCCACGGAACCGGCTACGTAACTCATCCTTATCTTCCTCGTCAATCTCGCCACGGATGACGAGAAGACCGCCCGGACGACCGTCGTTGAGCAGGAAGTTGCGGTTATAGATACGGGCAAGGTTTTCAATTTCGATTGCGATACCCGCCGACTCCATCGGAGTAAGCGACAAATATGGGTCAAGCGGGTGCGGACGACGCAACCAGATGACACGCTCAGGGGGAAGAACAACTTTCTGCCCTTGAGCAAGATCCACTTGGAAACCTGAAACAAACTTGCGTGGATCAGGGATCGGGGAGGTGTGCTGTGGTGGCAGCAAGTTCAGTGCGATGACATCACCGTTGCGCCCAAAAACCTTCTCAATGAAAACCCCACGGGTCGACATCAACATCTGGCTTGACAGCCGGTAACGGAAAATGAACGAGTTTTCGCCCTCATTGGCGCGAGAGTTCAAAACATCAAGAAGTTTGTTGCGACGATCAACGATCTGCCCGTTCGGATTGTTGTCCTTGCGGAGGATCATTGGCAGTCGGGCTTGGTTACCGGCAATCGCATCAATACACCGGTTAACCCAAACAACCTTCTGCATACCTTCCCGGTATGCGCGCTCAATATCCCAAGAATCACGATATGGACGGCCTGCGAGACCGGCGTTCACCGATACAGGGGCACCCGGACCGAGGGATGCTGCCTTGATGCTGTTGGATCGCGCATCTTTAGTCTCTCGCGAGTTCCATGCCATGTTTAGTCAGATCCCAAGAGATAGCCGAAAACTCCACAGGCGACGCCTGCGGTTATAAAACCTGCGGCGGGCAACAGCAAAGCCGCACCCACTGATGTCAATAGTATAAATGACAACATGAGTAAATTGGCGGTGATACCACGCCAATTCGTTTCTTTTAACTTGTTGCGGAGTTGACGCACGTCCACCTCGTCCTTCGAAACCTATACTAACCTAAGTGTTGGGCGCTCGGAGAGAAAATGTCTGACTGGAACAAAGTACTCAAATATTTGGAGCCGAAGCCACCACCCTACTGCCCGGAAGAGCCTTCCATCACGCAAAAGGTATTTCTCCGAACTTACGCCCTAGAAGCACTCTTCGGCGGATCGGCAGGCGGTGGCAAGTCCAGTGCGCTACTCATGGCAGCACTTCAATACGTCGACACCCCGGGATACAGCGCAATCCTGTTCAGGCGCACCTACGCCGACCTTGCCCTCCCCGGCGCAATCATGGACCGTTTCCAAACGTGGATCGCCCCAGAAGACGACATCCGCTGGAACGCCAACAACTACACGGCAATCTTTCCATCGGGGGCACGCATATCGTTCGGATACCTCAACAACTCTCAGGACTACCTGCGTTACAAGGGTGCCGAGTTCCAATTCATCGGAATGGATGAGGTCACCGAAATCCGAGAGTCCGACTACCGCTACCTGTTCTCCCGTCTGCGCCGCCCAGCATCAGGCCCACTAGCACAAGTTCCGCTAAGGATGCGAGCCGCATCAAACCCGGCACCAAACTGGGTGAGGCAAAGATTCATTGTTGAAGGCCAGCAAGAGGGACGAATCTTTGTTCCGTCCAAGTTGACTGACAACCCCGGAATTGATGCCGCCTCATACCGCCAGTCACTCCAAGCGCTAGATCCCGTTGAAAGACGACGGCTAGAAGAAGGTGACTGGTGGTCAACAACGCTCGGCTCACTGTTCGACAGGGAGTCGTTCGTACTGATCGACCCGCATGATGTTCCGGAAGTGAGTTCGATGGCACGCGCCATCAGATTCTGGGACTTGGCGGCAACCGAACCTTCGCAGTCCAACCCCGACCCAGACTGGACAGTTGGCACACTGATGCTGTTCGATCAAGGTGTCGCCTACGTGCTTGACGTGAAAAAGGCTCGTGTCCGTGGAGAGAAGGTAGAGCAGATGATTGCTCAAACCGCTTACGAGGACGGCCATCAGGTTGCCATTCGCATGGAGCAGGAACCGGGCTCGTCTGGCAAGGCGTTGGTCGATCAGTACGCACGTTACGTTCTCCCCGGCTACGACTTCGCCGGGATCAGGGCCACTGGAGACAAACTGACTCGGGCACGCCCGTTCGCTGCCGCTGTCGCCAACGGTAACGTTCGCGTGGTGAGGGCACCATGGTTGACGGACTGGCTGGACGAGTTCGCTT